AATTTACCTACTGTTAATGTATGTCCAACACCTGAACAAAGTAATTTTTATCAATTTGTATATTATAGATTAAGACGAATTCAAGATGCAGGTAATGGTGTTAACGTAGAAGACATTCCGTTTAGATTTATACCCGCCATGGTTGCAGGGGTAGCCTATTATATGAGTATGAAATTACCAGGTGTTGATCCTACTAGAATTCAAATGTTAAAAGCTGACTATGAACAACAATTTCAATTAGCAGCTGACGAGGATAGAGAAAAGGCAAGCGTTAGATTTGTACCTCGTGAAATGTTTTACCACGGGTAATTAAATGCCAAGTAAATACGCTAGTGCCAAGAATTCCATTGCCCAGTGTGATCGCTGTGGTTTTAGATTTAAGTTAAAACAACTTAAAAGATTGGTTATAAAGACCAAAAATGTTAATATACTGGTATGTCCTGAATGTTGGGAGCCGGATCAGCCACAATTAAGTTTAGGCTTATATCCAGTTAACGATCCACAGGCAGTTAGAAATCCAAGACCTGACTTAGGATATTACCAATCTGGTTTAAATGGATTACAAACTATTGTTCAAACAGGTCCATTACAAAGAGAAACAGGCGTACCATTATTAGGTAGCCGAGTTATTCAATGGGGTTGGAATCCTGTTGGTGGTTCAAGATTAAACGATGCTGGATTAACGCCTAATGATCTAGTAGGAATAGGTAATGTAGGCACAGTAACAGTATCAACAACATAAGGAGAAGTATATGGGATTCAGATCAGCAGCAGATGGTATTACTAAACAAGGTAAAACTAAAGGTCGTAACTTAGGTGACGACGGCGCTAAAGTAGCTATTCAAAATGGTCCAAAAGAATCAGGTAGCAAAGGTGGTAAAACTAATGCTGACATGAAAAAAATGGGTCGTGGTATGGCTAAAGTTGCAGCACAAAAAAAGGGGTAATAAAATGGCTAAAAATGACTTTCCAAAACCAACACCAGCAGCACCTTATCCATTAGGTCACGCTAAAGAAAACAAAGACGCTAGTGATTACACTGGGTTTAAATATCCATCAGGTGGTACTGGTGATGATCTTAATGTTTATAAACAACCGATGCCTAATCCAAACGGTACAGACATTGGATTTTCTCAAGATCCTAATAAGTTAAAAGCTCAAGACCTTAATAAAGGTACTGGTAGACAACGTGTAAGTGCTGGAGATCCAGGTTCTAAAGTTATTAATAGACATGGTGAAAAAACTATGCGTGGTTATGGTGCAGCTACTAAAGGCATCAAAACAAGAGGTCCGATGGCTTAATGAAGTACGCGCAGTTAGTTGCAGAAATACAAAGCTACACCGAGAATATATTTCAGACAACAGATATAAACACGTTTATAACTCAAGCTGAACAACGTATATATAACTCGGTGCAACTTCCTGCGCTTCGAAAGAACGTAACAGGTAGTATGACTACAGGCAATAAATATTTAGCTATGCCTAGCAACTGGCTTGCTACATTTAGCTTGGCAGTGATTAATGCAAATAATGAGTATTTATATTTACTTAATAAAGATGTAAATTTTATTAGACAATCATTTCCAGATACAGACTCAGAGTATTATGGGGTGCCTCAATATTATGCAGTATTTGATCAAAATACATTTATATTAGGACCAACACCTGATGCTAGTTATAGTTCAGAACTACATTATTTTTATTATCCAGAGTCTATTACGACTGCAGGTACATCTTGGTTAGGTGATAACTTTAGTTCTACTTTATTATATGGCTCATTATTAGAAGCATATACTTATATGAAGGGCGAACAAGACATTATTAATCAATACCAAAAACGATATGATGAAGCTATGATTCTATTGAAACAACTTGCTGATGGTAAAGATAGACAAGACGCTTATCGTTCAGGACAAGTAAGGTACCCAGTTCAATGATTTTAGGACAAGCACTGACCACAACCTTTAAGGTAAACTTATTAAAAGGTTTAGAGAATTTTTACACGGGGTCACCTTATACATATAAAATAGCCTTGTATAATGCGGTAGCTACTTTAAATAGCGAAACAACTGCATATACAACGCAAGACGAAATTACAGGTACTGGCTATATAGCGGGGGGTAAAGTTTTAGCTCCTACAGTAGGTAGTGATCCTAGTAATAACACGGCTTATGTTACGTTTGCTAATGTAACTTGGAGCCCTGCAAGCTTTACGACTGCTGGCGCTTTAATATATAATAGCACTACAAATGCATCAGTCGCAGTACTAAATTTTGGTGGTCAAAAAACAGCCACTACAACATTTACAATAGAATTCCCTTCAGCAACTTCAACCACTGCTGTAATACGAATTAACTAAAGGAGTAATTATGAGCAACATAGACAAATTTGGAATGGGCGACTCAGTTGATGCGTCTGTGACAAGAAATGCTGGATCAAATGATGAGTTTGGTCTAAACGGCGTCTATACATTTACATGCTACGATCAAGACGGCAATGTTAAATGGGAAGACGGATTTGAAAATTTAACAACAAACGTAGGTCGTCAAAACTTACTTAATTCATACTTTGCTAACACAGGCGGTGGCGCAGTTGTTATGGGTCTTATGACTAATAATGCTGTACCAGCATCTATCCCAGCTTATACAGATACACAAGCATCCCATACAGGATGGTACGAAGCAGGAGCAACTAATGCACCTACATATTCTGGTACAAGAAAAACACCAGCATTTAGTACTGCAACAAATGCTAACCCATCAGTACTTTCTACGTCAGCAGCAGTAGTATTCTCGATGACTGGTTCTGGTACTGTAACAGGTGCATTTATTAATATTGGCGGTTCAGCAACAATTGATAACACAACAGGTACATTGTTCTCTGCAGGTAACTTTACAGCAGGTTCTAAAACTGTTACATCAGGCGATACAATTAACGTAACATATACTTTATCAGCTTCGGGCTAAGGAGTCTTAAATGGCTCTAGTGGTCTATGATCGAGTCCAGGAAACGACGACTACATCAGGTACGGGTACTGTAACCTTACTTGGTGCAGTCAGCGGATTCCAATCGTTTGCTGTTGTTGGAAATAGCAATACTACCTATTACACTATTACAGATGGTGCTCAATGGGAAGTAGGTATTGGTACATATTCTACATCGGGTCCTACGTTAGCACGTACTACAGTATTATCTAATTCAAATGGTAATACATCGCCTATTACTTTATCAGGCGGAACAGCTCAAGTCTTTGTTACTTATACTGCTGAAAAATCAGTCAATCTAGATGCTTCTGGTAATGTTACTCCTTTAGGTACCATTGCGTCTGGCACTTGGCAAGGAACTACGGTTGGAGTTTCTTACGGCGGTACAGGTGTAACAGCTTCTTCTGGTGGTAGTAGCGTAGTATTAAGAGATGCTAATCAAAACACCTCACTTAATAACATCTTTAGAAATATAACGTCTACAGTATCTGCAGCGGGAACAACAGTACTTACAGCAGCTTCATCATTTACACAAGTTTTAACAGGTTCTACAACTCAAACTTATCAGTTACCTGATGCTACTACACTAGTTAATGGTGCTAGTTTCCAATTTAATAATAACTCTACAGGTAACATGACTATTGTAGATAACGGATCTAACGTTGTTACTGTTGTAGATAATGGCGGAGCCACACAATTATTTTTAACATCAACTAGTACTGCTAATGGTGTTTGGGATACACATGGATTTATTCCTGAAAATATTGAGTGGGGAACCAATTCTTTATATTTAAATTCTACAGTTATTACAGGTGGTACTTGGAATGGTGGCACAATTGGTACAGGTTATGGTGGTACAGGTTTAACTAGCTACACTTCTGGCGGTGCTTTATATGCAACGTCAACTTCATCTTTAACTAGCGGTACTTTACCTGTTACAGCAGGTGGTACAGCAGCTACTACGTTTACAGCTAATGGTATTTTATATGGTAATGGCACTTCTGCATTAGGTGTAACAGGAGCTGGTACTACAGGACAAGTTCTTTTAGCTAATACAAGTGGCGCTCCAACATGGGGTTCAGTACCATCCACAGGCGCAGTTACAACATTCCAAACTTCACTTAACGGATTAACACCAAGTACAGCTACAGCAGGTGCTGTAACATTAGCAGGGACTTTAGGTCCTACATCAGGTGGTACAGGACTATCTGCTTATACTACCGGTGATATTATTTATGCCTCAGCTACAAACACATTAGCTGCATTAGCAGATGTAGCAACAGGTAATGCTTTAATTTCAGGTGGTGTTACTACAGCACCTTCATGGGGTAAGATTGGTTTAACTACACATGTATCAGGTACACTTCCAGTAGCTAATGGTGGTACAGGTTCTACATCATTTACTGCATATGGTGTTTTAACTGGCGGTACAACTTCTACAGGCGCTGTTCAATCAGTAGCTGCGATAGGCACAAATGGTCAAGTATTAACATCTAATGGTGCAGGTGCATTACCTACATTCCAAACAGTAAGTGCCGGTCTCACTGTAACTAATGATACAACTACTGCTACAGCGTTATACCCAACATTCACAAGTGCAACATCAGGGTCTATATCAGGTATTAATGTTACAAGTACCAAACTTACGTTTGTGCCAACTACTGGTTCTTTAACAGCGCCACAAACTGTGGCATCAAATGGTTTAGTTGTAAATAGTAATACAGTAAGCGCAAGTTATAGTATTCCAAGTGGATCAAGCGCTACAAGTACAGGTCCTATGACTATAAGTAGTGGAGTTGCTGTGACTGTACCTACTGGATCTAGGTGGGTAGTGTTATAACATGTTTGGGCTATCGACCTTTGCCCAAGCTCCGTTTGCTTCATTAGGTGGTACAAAATATGATGTAGCTACGGATGAGAGCTTTAGTTTAAGTGATGTTTATGCTATATCAAAAGTAGATTATGCTGGACTAGTTAATGATTCTATAGCTTTAACAGATGATGTACCAAATCAGTTTAATTATTTTTTAACTAATGCTGAAACATTTAATTTAGATGCAGAAGGCACTGCAGCTTGGGATACATATGCTGCTAACGATGAAAGTTTAGCACTTACTACAGAAGAATATGGTGCATGGGGTACGAGTTCATCACTCGCTGAAACATTTAGTATAAGCGAAGCAGTATCTTCTATAGTTACATTTTTAGCAGACCGCGAAGAAGCTGCTACGTTAACTACAACTGAAAGTGCTGGAGCTACATTTGTAGGCTTAGACGAAGAACTTGTTTATTTAACTACGACCGAAGAAGTACAAGTAGGGTTTGCTGGTTTAACTGAAGAAGCAGTTACCTTAACAGATACAGAAGCAGCGCAAGCTGACTTCGTAGGCGCAGTTGATGAAAGTACGACTTTAACTGACGAATATATTGGTAATGCAGATTACTTTGATTCAATCACTGAAGCGTTTGCTTTATCTGATGAATATACAGGCGGATTTACTTTCTTTACTGCGGTAGATGAAACAACAACGTTTAGTGATGCCTATAGTGGCATTCGAATGGTTTATGCAACGGTTGCAGATTCAACAGGACTTACAGATACTTATATAGCAGTAGGTACTTTTAATCCAACTGTAGCTGAGATTATATCTATTATGGATATGGTTTGCGTTGCGGGTTGGTTTGCAATAAACGATTCACAAACGCCTAGTTGGGTTGATATTAACGATGCTCAAACACCGACTTGGGGCACAATACCTACTACTACACCATGTAGTTAGGTTATAATACGAATATATAAAAAGGACGATTTATGGCAAGTACCTATAGTGATTTAAAGATAGAAC